AGCATTACCCACAAGTGTCTTTCCTATACTAGCAGGATTAACCGCTGGGGCTGATGTTACTGATCTATTAGGTATTGAGAAATATGAACCCCCAATTCCTGCACAGATAGTGGGAGATGCAAGAAGTTTTAGTTGGCCTATAAGTAAGACTGATGAAACGCGAGTACAATTAGATGATGAGTATGGATTTATCGAAAGATTAACCGGACAACCATACTATATCAGTTTGAAATTAGATGGAACTTCTAGTACATTTTTAATTGATCCTAAAGATGAAACTTTTCATGTTTGTGGAAGAAATTATAGTTACAAAAGAAATGATACTCATACCTTCTGGAAGATAGCACAAAGATATAATATTGAGCAGAAGTTGAGGTATTTTTGGGATAAGGGCAATAATAGAATAGCAATACAAGGCGAAATCGTAGGGCCAGGAATTCAGAAAAATCCTCTTGGACTTAGCGTTCCAGATTTATACATATTTAATGTTATTGATATAGCCGATAATACTAGATTTTCTTTAGGTATGTCTATGTTTATTGTTCAAGAACTTGGTCTGAAATTTGTACCAATAGTTGACAAAGGCTCAAGTTTCGCTTATACTAAGACCGATCTACTAGAGATGGCGAAGGGCAAATATAAAACCCACTTCTCTTCTGCTAAAGACTCTCAGAATCGTGAGGGAATAGTAATTCGTAGCATTTGCGGAGAGATTAGTTTTAAGGCTATAAATAATGACTTCTTACTGAAAGAGTAAAATGATTGATTTAAAGTGGTTTCATCCGTTCAATTTCGTATTGTATAAAAGACCCAAAATTGATGCTGCTTGGGAACCTAGTGACGACTTATATCAGTGGGGCTTTAGTCTTGACTTGACCACCGAGATTTATTACTATACATACGATTGGGGAGTTGGTTTTAATTTCCGGTTGCTAGGATTTGGATTTGAAATAACAAAGGTGGGAGTATAAGATGAAAACCTGTCATGGTCCTCAGCCTGTTTTTCTTATATTCTTAATGATATTAGGAGTATCAGTAGCAGTCCCATTACTATCCATACAATTTGATAGTATAGATCCTCAAAAAATATATGTTGTTATTGATGTTACCGACAGTAACGGAAAAACTTATAGAAACTTAACAAGATCGGGTGTGGGTAATTTTATAGACTATCATCGAAACTCTTATAAATTCCATGGAAATTTTACAGAAATAACAAGAAAAGTTTCTGGAGAACAATTTTTAAAAGAAGTTCAACAGCCAGAAAAGTCTGACAATTTAGAAAGATAAAAAATGAATATACTAATTAGCGTACTAGGAATAGTGAATATCTTATTAGGAGTGGCCAGCATACCCCCATGTTTAATGGCCGGATTAATGGTTTTTGATGCTCCTGGCTCAACAGAAAGCATAACACATCATATAGTATCTTTTTTGTTCTTGACTTTCCCGCTAATTTGTTTAATTTGTGGAATAACAGTTTTGTGGAGTAGTAATTGGTGGTCAATTTATCTAGCCTTATTTCCTATAAGTGAGGCATCTTTAGTTATATTTATATTTTGGGTATTTTCAGGTACTTCAATATGAAACTAACCAATCAAGATTTAGATATACTAAGAGAATTACTAGAGGATAAACTCAAGAAAATAAATAACGGGCCAGAAGGAATTGAAATTCATCAGCGACCAGAAGTTTATATTAACATCATCAAGAAGATAGATGGTCTATATTTCTCATGATATATTTTAGTGCGGATCAGCATTTGGGGCATGGACGAATTATACAATATTGTAATCGTCCATTTAATGATGTTCACGAAATGAACAAGACTATTCTTGACAATATAAACGAAGTTGTCAAGAGTGATGATACTCTATATATACTGGGGGATTTTTGTTTTAAAGGCAAAAAGTCATTAGATTACAGATTACGAATAAATTGTCTAGATGTTCACTTAATATTAGGTAATCATGATCGAAGAAAAGATTTTTATCCAGACGAACAGACTGTGGATATGCAGGGATTTACTTCAGTACAAGAAGTAAAAGAGATAACATATTGTAATCAAAGAATATATCTTAGCCATTATGCCCATAGAACTTGGCCCGCTAGTCATAAAGGATCGTGGATGCTTTATGGACATACCCACTCTAAATTAGATCATGAGGATAGAACATCCAACAAATTAACTCTTGATATTGGTGTGGATAATTGTGCTAATTATGGCAAACCCTTTGGTCAACCGTTTAGTTTTAAGGAAATACAACAACTATTTAATCAGAAAATGAGGATGTTAAATGAGCGACTATGACTATTTAAGTAGAGCTGAATTAATTGAAAAAATTATCACATTAAAACAAATTATTAGTGTTAAAAATAAAGAACAAGAAGAATATGAAAAATGCGTAGCCAGAGTAAATCCTCCAATACAAAAGAAAGTTGAAGAGCAAGATATTAAATTAAGCGATGCGTTTAAGTCTGATCTTAATAGTTTCCAGAGGATCAAAGAGTTAGAACGAACTATTGAAAAACAAAATGCAATTATCTCTATGGCTGCTGGTTATATTTCTGCTTCTAAAAGATTTAGTAGTAGTCATCCTATGGATGTTATGAAATGGTTAATGGGAGGTATGTAATGAAATATATTTATTCACTAATACTATTACTTGTTCCTCTTGGTCAACACTATACTTTAGAACCAAATACTCCAGTATGGTTTTGCATACCGGATGAACTTGGTTGGACAAGAGGAAATGTGGTACATCTATGGGGCTATTATCCTATGGTGAGTAGCGATAAGGGATTAAAAGATTTTAAAGATATTAACTGGGAGATAGGATATGAGTAAATATAAGATCTGTAAATTCGTTAATGGCAATAACAAAGAATGGTATCAGATACAAAAAAAAGGATGGTTGTTTTGGAGTTATTTATGTACATATGAATGGTTTAGGAATGTAGAAGTACCTCCTTTAAGAAAAATATTAACATTTGAATCCATAGAAAAAGCATCAGAACACATTGAAATGATTAAGAACATTAAAAGAAGTAATATCATTAAGAAAGTAGAGTGTATTGATTATGAACCTAAATGATAAATTATACTATTGGGTAGCAATATTTGCATCTATTGGTTCAGTCTTGTGTTGGTTTGTTTTAAACCCTATTCATAAAGCAAATCTACAAAAAATAAACAAACCTCCACTATTAACCTGTATCTATTGCAAAGGTACTGGAGAAAGAATTGAAGATGTAAATAAACTCATGTTTATGGCAAAGATACAACTTTATTTTAATAAACATATGGTGGTTGACAAATGCGAAAAGTGTGTTAAACTACCCAACGGTGAATATGATTATTGCGACGAAGTAAAAGAAAAATATGATAGTTTTTTCAAAGACTACGAAAAAGAAGGATCAAAATTTGAGAAAACAATGTGCGGAAAATGTATGGGGGCTGGTCAATTTCAAATATTAAGTAAAAACCCCAAAACAAATAAATGGTACACTCAAGAAGATTATGAAGAAGATGAACGAGCAAAAATTAGGGTATTACAAGAACGCAATAACAAACAATTAACTAAGGAGAAAAAACATGACAACAACAAAGATGAATAATCTAACAAAAGAACAAAAGTTTGTAATCTTCTGGCTTTATAATAGAGTGGCCCAACAGATTCCATCCAACCCTATTGATTTTGGAGACAATGATATTATTGTTAATGGAATTAATGTAACGGAAATGGTTAGAGACTTACTACAGGATAGATTGTTTGTATGAATCAAATGAATAACTTTGTAGAGCATATAAAAAATCTTAAATCTTTCTTATTAAAGCAAGAAGATCGTGAAAGACAAACAGGAAGATCAACTAGAATTATAAATCAAGCAAAACATCAAAGATCGACCGTAGTGTGTGCTAACTATAGACAAAAATTGGAATTTGAACATTTGGGGATTGAGACTATAACTCTAGAACAATACCACAAAGAAAAATGCGGATCATCAAAAACTTATTTATTTGATCACCTTACGATCTACTACATAATGGATAAGCACTATTCTCAACTGATTGAGGAATACGGAAATTAAAAGATAAAAACCGTGAATGTAAAATTACAGGAGTTTAAGTTTATTCTTATGTTCTTGGTCCTTCTCGACAGCATTATTTTGACAGTCTTGACAAAGAACTAGACGCTGTGGTACAATGGCACAAGGACGAAATGAATACACACTACAATGAATATGGAGAGCCAGTATGAAAGACCGATTTGATCTTGAAACTGAAATAACTTTTCTATATAACTTTTCTACTAATCTTAGAACTATTAGTGAAGGAGTTCTTGAGCATAATTTAAGTCACGATGAAATTGTTAATGCTCTTGAAGGAGTAGCAGTTATGCTAGATTTGCAAGTTAATAAATTAAGTGATACTATGGCTCAGTGTTTTAAACTGGATCAATATTATGAGGGTAAGAATGAATTCTAAACTACAAAGTGATATTGAAAATTTTATTCATAGTGTTGGACAATATATTTTAATGGAGTATGAAAACTTTTACTCTCTATTTCAGCAGTCAGATATGTTCGATTTTATCGGTAGTTATTATTTGGGTGGTAGTAATGTGCCAGATACAGCAAGGTGTGTTATTGAACTAATCCTTATGAATCATAGAGCAAACAATGATTAAGCACTTTCCAATTACAAATACAGACAAAGTTATTGAGCATTATTCACAACGGGATGGTGTTCCTATTAGTTATGTGTGTACCACAGACTTAAAGTGGCATGATTCTCCAGAAGATATTTTTTATAGAGCAACTCCCCATCCACAATTTGGTAATAAATATTTTGCCCTAAGAGCAACTGATGATGGTTTTTATATATCTAATGCTGATAAGGTTGAGGATTTTACTTTTGGGTGTGTGAAAGATGATGATGGTAATCTACAGTATAGTCGATCTAGGCATGAATATAAAGCATTTAATAACGGCCATATGATTGATGGTGGCAGACACTATATTAGACATAGTGGTGATATTGACGTTTATGTTGTGCGTAATGGTCAAATGGTAAAAGAGAGTAGTAATGGAACCTAATCTAGAATATGATTTGCTAAAAACCGATTGGATTGTACAGAAGTGTAGGGGTAGTACAGTTTACAGTCAAAATTTATACGCCGCACTATGCAATAACGATTTTTACTATGGCGATGATGGGTGGGGTTGTTCGTGGAGAATGAGCGGTGGAATAGTAGCAGATATACGAGATTGTGGGGAAACTTATATTGATTGGTATTGTTCTGGTATGAGTAATAAGGATGGTTTTGTGGGCGAAAGTTTTATAACAGATGAAATTAGACTAGATTTACTCAAAATTGGTTGGACTATTAAAGAGGAAAAAAATGCCCAAAGTAACGATAACCTTTGATTTACCAGAAGAACAGTCTGAATTTGATTGTGCTATTAATGCTGGTAAGTTTAAAAATGCAGTATGGAATTTTGAACAACAACTACGATCTTTTTATAAATATCATCACGATTTTAAAACCGCCCACGATGCTGTTCAAGGAATTAGAGCCTGTTTTTATCAGTGTTTGAAGGAACACAATGTATCAACAGACTGAAGTGGTATGATATAGAATGAAATTTCTAGAATTTCTAAATCTAGTTGATAGAACATACCATCTATTTAATTGGAGGTATGGACAAAGTTTAATGAATGTGCTATACTCAGTTAGTCCCAGTAAGTACGACAATTTGGTTGCTGCTGGTGAAGATTGCTACTATGATGATAGTAAGGTTCACCAAGTTATATCTAAGTTAGAAAACGAATGGAAAAATTAGGATTAAAATTTGTTGCAGACTATATCTCTGTTGAAGAAGAAATTCAACTTATTACTGATATAGAGAATTTTCGTAAAACTAATCCTAAATTGGTAGCAAATTATGGAGATAATAATTATGATAGTATTTACTTTGGAGACAGATATAAAAAGCCCATTGATGATGCTTTTGAGTCACTAAAAAATGTTTATACTAGATTAATTAAGGATAATTATATACAAGATGTTCCATTTGGGATTGCTATCAATAAATATAAAAAGGGACAAAAAATAGCAGCACACATAGATAAACCCATTAGTGGGCCTATTGTTACGATTCTTAGTTTAGGATCAGTATCAACAATGGTTTTTAAAAAATCTAATCACTCTGCTGTTGATATAGAATTATTTCCACGCAGTATCATAAGAATGATGGGTGATATTAGAGATAATTGGACTCATGAAATTTTACCAGTAATAGATACTAGATATTCAGTAGTATTTCGGTCACTTAACTAATATAGTCATGCTAATAGTCAAAAAACAACCCTATAATAGTGTTTGGGTGAGCGCATCAACACAAGATGAACTAGGATTAACTTTCATGCGTTTTCAAGAACACTATGAAAGTGCTAATCCTAGATTTCGTAATAATATTTTTACACTAGGAGAATTAAGACACTGGTATTCTGAAACATATGGCTCAAATAGTTATCATGCTCATTGGATAGGGTTCAATTTTCCCAGTAAAGTATTGGTTCCCTTTAAAGATGGATTATTTGACCCGTTAACAACTGAAGAAAATAATCTTATACAACTATTAGGCTATCGTAAAGATCATTTCTATATTATAGGCGCTCAAACCAACGAGATACTGCGTCATGAATTAAGTCATGCACTATACGCCTCTAATGCTAAATATAAACTAGAAATAGACTCTTTTATTTCCAAACACAAAAATAAACTTAAAAAGTCTTTATCTTATATCTTAGATAAAGGATATTGTAAAGAGGTTCTAAACGATGAACTTCAAGCATACATAACAGATAATGACGACAATGAACTGATTAATATTACTTGTCCAACAGTAATTGCTGGTATCAACAAGATTTTTCAAAAGTATAACACAGCAGGAATAAAGAAATGAAAGAAGAATTATCTGATGAGGAAAAGTTTTATTACGAATGGGTCAAAAATAATCTAGAGTATATTAATCAGCATAAAAACTCTATTGAGGTTATGAAAAAATTGTATATGATTGGTTTTTCAGACGGTTTTACCTATCAAAGAAAACTCCGAGCAGAAGAAGAATTACAAAAATGAGTCCTATGTATAATCCAGATGACTGGAGTGAAGAATTTAATATCGTATTAAAATACGAACCAATGAGTAGTAGCACAGTAAATAAAATATTAACACAATATAAACATGATGATATTTTAAATTATATCAAAGAACTCTGGAATCTAATTGATTATCAGAGAAAACTTATAAATGAACAAAATCAACATATTGTTGCTTTTAAACATAAAGAAGCGTGGAAAAGATACGATCTTCCCGAACAATCTTTTAAAGTTTCTGTTGACAAACCGCCGAAAGATGGTAATATGAGTTGCTAGGAGGCTATCTATATGCTGTGGACAGAGGTTCGTTTTTGGGCAAAATCTCATGGGTACGAAGTTTTAAAAGATAAGGGCGATGAAGAAAAGGACGAGCCAGTAACATACTACTGGTCTAAAATTGACGACCCTAGTGTTAGTGGAGTTAGTCCAAGTGTTAGCAAACTTGCCAGGGATATTTACAACAATATTACAAATAATGCTTGGGTAGATCATCAAAAAGAATACAAGGAAAAACACATCAATGAACGTAAAACTAATTAGTTTAACTCCAGACGCAGAAAAAAACATAGCATATTGTGCTAGAGTGTCCAACCCAAACAATCAAGGTTTAGATAATTATGCTAAATAAAGTTGAACTACTAGGATATTATGGAAATGATAAAATTCATGCTTGTTCTGCATGGACTAGTACATCTAGAGACTTATCGGAAGATAAGATTGATCGAATACCTAAACTATTAAAAATGTTAGCGGATGAAGGTCATCATACTCCTTTTGAAAAAAGTTATTTACATTTTTTAGTAACAACAGATATAGCATCGCACATTCATATAATTAAACACAGAATAGGAGTAAGTGTTAATGGCGAATCTGCAAGATATAAAGAGATTAAGGAAGATCAATATTTAATTCCTGAAGATTGGCCTTTAATTTGGCAAGAACAACTTAAATCTTATACTCAACTAGGTTTGGATAAATACCATAATTGTATAGAAAGTTTAGTTAATGATTATGGTTTCGATAGAAAAAGAGCCAAAGAAAGTGCTAGATTTTTTAGACCATACAATACCCAGATTACTTCTGATGTAAGTTTTAATTGGAGAAGTTTTTATCATTTTCAATCATTACGCAATAAACCTAATGCTCAGTTAGAAATTAGAGAAATTGCACAAACTATGTTAGATTTAGTAAAAAATATTGATAATAATCCATTTAAATATACAATAGAGGCATTTGGATTATAAGATTTTATCTGATTTACTAATATTATCTTTAGCCCATAATGGCTGTAAATTTGTATAGTGAAAACACTTTCTCTGTTGTTCAGGATCGCTCATGTCAAAACTGGAACATGGAATTATATGGTCTATATGCCAACCATATTTTCCATAATTTTCCCAAGTCATGCCTTCTTGAAACTTATTTGCTAAATATGTTTTTAAATATTCAATATCACAGCCAATTAGTTCTTTAGTTTTTTCTTGTTTTATATTATTCTTAACTGCCAATCTTAATCTGCTTCTTAAACTACTTAATATTCTATATGATAAATTATTTTGATATTTATTTCTTTCATATTCTCTCTGTAATTTTCTATATTCTAAACTGGCTTTATGTCTAAGAATTTCTTTTTTATTTTTTTCATAGTAATTTTTATTATATTTTGAAGTATAGTTTTTATTATTTTTTCTATACTCATTCATATATTTTGATCTACTTTGTAAGATTGAGGTCTTGTTTTTTTGAAAATGCTGTTTATGATAAAGAGAAACGCAAGACTTACATTTTGCGTCCAATCCAAATTTTCCGCCCTTTTTCTTGTAAAAAGAAGTTAACTTTTTATTTTTGAGGCAAACGGTACATTTTTTAGTTTTCATATATTTCCTTTTAATATCAAATACACCAAAATTCAAGAATTTACTCAAAATGAAAACATTTAATATCACGGCACAGGTATTTAAAAACAGCGATTTGTCAAAACAAAATCTATTAATTAATCAGGTATTTGATGGTTCTACTTCTGAAAATGCTCTTTCTAATTTTAAATTACATTTTCCTTCTATAGAATATTCTTTAGTAAAAATTCTATCTGTTGAAGAAATTCCTCAAGAAGCGGCTTGACTTCTGCCGATAATGCTGTATACTGTGACCAAGGAGACTCTATTTATGCGTTATGGCCTCTGCTGCATCTCATTAAAACTTAAAGATCAAGGTGTTGGTCATCAGACCATGACCTTCAAGAGATTTAATAGTTTGCCAAGACAAGAAGCACTAACTATTCTTGGCGACCGTATTCTTAACAATCTTATCACTACACGAAAAACTATTGAATTTTGTGCTGAGAATAATTATGTCTATCGTGTTAGTAGCGATATTTTTCCACTAATTACATATGATGAGGCTAATGTATCTTTAGAAAATTTGCCTAATCATGATGATATTCAAGATGAATTTGATAATATTGCTCTAACAATCACCGACAATAATGTTCGTGTGAGTTGTCATCCAAGTGAGTATAATTCACTCTCTAGTCTTTCAGAAAAAGTTGTTGATAAAACTATTACAGAACTGAATTTTTACAGTAGTTTTTTTGACAGAATTGGTTTGTCCGCAGATACTAATTCTCCCATGAATCTTCATGTTCATAACAATAATGGGACTAGAGAAGAAATATCTCATAGGTTTTATCAAAACTTCAAACGTCTCGACGAAAATTGTCAAAGTCGCTTAACGATAGAAAATGACGACAAACTTAATTGTTGGAGTGTGCGTGAATTAGTAGATATTTTTCATCCTATTACACGCATCCCTATTTGTTTTGACTATTTACATCACAAGTGTCACCCAAATAATTTATCAGAATGTGAAGCCATCAATATGTGCTATGATACATGGCAGACCACTCCACTATTTCATTATAGTGAAAGTCGAGAGGGTAATAATCCTCGCGCTCATGCTGAGTACGCATATAATAAATTTGAGACATATGGGTTAGAGTTTGATGTTGATATGGAACTCAAAGGAAAAGATATCGCCATTGAAAAATATGATGAGATTCTAAAGGAGACTATTGTATGAGTGGATGGCTAATAGCATTTACAGGATGTATATATGCTTATGTAGCAGCAGAGCAAGCATACAAAGGCAATATGGGTTTATTTATAGCATATACAGGTTACGCTTTTGCCAATATCGGTTTATATATGTTAGCAAGTAAATAGGAGATATTCGATGAGCGATCTCAAAAATAGGCCCGAACCAAAAAAAATAAAGATGCCCCCACTAGTTGACCGATCACAGGAATACGATATAATGGAGGGATACGAGCCAGCCGATCACAACACTAATGAAACAGATAGCCAAGACAATACGCAGAGCATATCAGAATTGGGTTCCTTGTAAGGAAATTCGTTGTTGGCATTATTGTTCTGCTTTTGATGGAACAAAAATGATAGGTTTTGCTCAAAATAATCCTATTAAAACTCATGCTGGTGCTTATAGAATTGGTGAAAATTTTAATCTTCCCAAATATAAAGAGCATCCGTTTTACCATGCGGAAAGTCATCTGATTTCTAAGTTACTGGATCAGTATAACTATATTGATCCTTCTTGGAATATTGTAGTGATGAGAATTAATCGCAAGGGTTTGATTCTTGGTAGTAAGCCTTGTGAAAATTGTGATAAACTTTTACAATCTGTTGGTTTAACTGCCGTGTTTTATAGTAATGATGATGGTAGTTTTAGTGATAGTTTTGGTGATATGGTTTATCGCCCTGACTTGACAAATTCTTTGGCTAGTGTATAATTCCGCTATTGGAGGAACCTATGAATTGTATTTATTGTTATCGTTCTATTCCAGATGAAAGATTAGAGTTTCTGATAGAGAATAATCGTCCTAAAACTTGCATTAATTGTTCTACCGAACAACGTGCTGTGGGTTTTATGGATTGGGAACACAAAACCGCTCCACAGTTGGTGTTAGTTCCCGCTAATGCTAAAGAGAGTATTCGTATCCTAAATAGGGCTAATAGGAGATCAAGATGACTTGGCTAGACTTATATGACTATCTTAACAAACAAGCAAATCTTACACAAAATGTAGGAGAATTTAACTGGCAAGATCAAGTGATAGTTTATGATAGTTGGAACATGAAAGAATATAATTGTAATGGATTAAGTTGGATGATATCACTAAATAATCAAGACCATCATTGCCTAAATATTAATACCTCATTGGAGAATTCTTAATGGATATAGAAATTGAGAGTCTTTTATTCAAGCAAGTAGAATGTCCTAAGAATCACCTAATGACCAAAATTATTAATCTATGGAGTAATCGATATCGTATTAATGTGTACATAGAAATCGAAGAAGATAATCTGATCAAGAAACGTATACATAGCAACTCAGTGGTAAACTAATCTCAAAGTATCCAGAACAATTTTCTAATTATCAATACATTGAATGCGACGATGGATGGTATGATCTTCTAGATAAATTATGCTCTTCTATCCAATCTCATCTGGATCACAGAAAAAAAACAGAAGAACCTCTTTCCTACTTTAGTTGGTCACAAATCAAAGAAAAGTTTGGTGGATTAAGAGCCTATTCTTATGGTGCAGATTCTTATATCAATGGATTAATTGCTATGGCAGAAAGTATGAGTTACAGCATTTGTGAAATTTCTGGAGAAAAAGGAAAGTTGCGTAAACAAAGAATTGGAGAAAATGGAGAGCCTATTCCTGCATGGATGAAAACCCTGTCAGATAGTGAGGCACAAAAGGCGGGATACGTTCTCTAAAGAATCCCTCTTGACAATGCCGATACCTGTGCTATACTTAGGACATAACACCTAACACAAGGAGATTCAAAATGCCTCGCGGCCAGAAAATTTGTCCAAGTTGTTCTGCTATCAATGGTCCCCGTGCATACACTTGTAAGAGTTGTGGTTCAGATTTTGCTTTCAAGCCCAAAAGCAAGGAAGTTAAAAACACCAAGATCATTAAGGATGTTAATTGGAAAGAATTGGTTAAGGGTGATCGTATAAAAGTTCGCGGTGGCCCCTATTATGTTCATAAGGGTGAATTTATCCCTATGGGTTATCGTGGACGCTTTGTGGTAGACTGTATTGATGACAAGGGCATTAGGGCTTATGGTATTGATAAGCACGGTGGATTTGCTCATATTTATATGGGTGGAGACTTTCAAAACAAGGAAACCGGCGTATGGAAGATTGCTCACGAAATTGTCAAACTGAAAAACAGAGAAGTGGTATAATGAGTTTGGTTCCTCAACAACAAGAACAATTAGAAAAACTGTTAGAACATAGAGACTCTATAGTTAGCCACTTATATCAGATTGAGCATATTTTAAAGGAATATTTTCCTGAGCAATTTGAACTAGCATATCAACATTGGATTCCTCAAATTACTACTGCTCTTTATGAACAACCTAAGTGGCTTCCTAGAGGACAATATTCTATGGAAGATACAGTAAAGAATATTACAGATAAGGACGATGGTTCTGGTGTATTTAAATATTTGAGGTAATATATGGACGAAAAACTCTATTCTATTGTTGATCTTGAAGGATACGCTAAACAGGTTAGAGAAGCGGCTGCTCAAACCTTATCAGAAAATAACAACGATAATCTTGATGATTATATCACCATCACACAACTAGTCCAGATGGTGCGTAAAAACTGTTGTGGTTTTGATGATGATAACAGACCTCTCTTAAATGAAGATATTAACGAGCAAATTTATGACTGTACTATAACTTGGATACATAATGTCGCATTAGCAAAATTGGCTGCTAAAGACTTACTAGAATGTGCTTGGGATGATAAGGCTAATGAAATGGTATTTTGGCCTAAAGAGACTGAAAATGATAAATCCGTCAAACGAAGAAATAAGAAAAAGAATAAAGAGTCTTGAAGAAGAAATACATAATTACGAAACATATCTACTGTCAGAAAGTTGCAGTAGGTGTGCTGATGCTTATGCTAAGATAGAGCAATACAAGACAGAAATTGGTGAACTGATACAACTATATCATAATGATTAATAAGGGGGTATAACGGTATCGATTGGATAATAGCAATTATGTTAGCAAGTAGTGGTTGATCGACCGGCCACTTTAAAAAGTCGATTAAACGCTTTAACTGGCGAAACTCAGTTAGCCCTTGCTGCCTAATAAATAAGTAGCAACAATCTTAGAAAGCGATGAAGGTAGCGTTCAAAAGATTGATGTAAAATCCTTCGGCTGCTAGAATAGCCAACGGGTTCTAGCCTGAGATTAGTTGGTACGGAAAGATGAATGTTGTTTGTTCTTTAGTCTTTCTTAAAATTTATGAATAAACTAAACTTGTAGAATATATAATGAAAATTATCGCAACACATGGGTTCGACTCCCATTACCTCCACTATGCCTAGAAAAATTTGTACTTATTGTGGTAAAAGAAAAAACCGTAAAAGTTTTCCTAAACATAGTTTGTACAAAGATAAACTAGATACAAGATGTAAAAAATGCGTTAAAGAACATTCAAAGGTAAGAAATAAACTTCATAAAAAAGCACCAGATAAACCAGAAGTTTGTGAGTGTTGTAAAAAGATCCCCATTAAATGGGTATTAGATCATAACCATGATGATGATACTTTTCGTGGATGGCTTTGTGATAGATGCAATACCGGCATAGGAAAATTAGGAGATAATTTAGGTGGTATTGTCAATGCGATGAATTATTTTCTCTCAAGACCCAATCGCAAATAGTCGATACTTGACAGCAGCATGAGCGTCTGGTACGATACCATCAACACAGGAGACTAAACGGATGACTCACGATTTTGATTATGTTTGGAAGATGGTAACTGCTCTTAGAAATACAAGCAGCACAAAAGAAAAAGAAGATATTATCAAGATTAATTGTGGAATTTTCAATAATTCATCTGCAAATTTTGCTAAGAAAATTCTACTCTATACTTATCATCCACTTTGGCAATATCATGTAACCAGTGATAATTTAAAGAAGAAAAATTATTTGGTCGCCAGAAAGAATGAATACAAAAATTTCTTTGATCTGCTTGATGCTCTAAAGAGTCGTAAAATTACTGGGCATGATGCTATATCTGCTGTGAATAGTTTTGTCGAACATTACGCTGACTATGAGGAACTTATTCATTGTGTTTTGGATAAAGACTTGAAAACCCGTGCTGGCGATAAGATCATTAATAAGGCTATTCCAGATCATATTCCAGAATTTAGTGTAGCCTTGGCCGATAAATATAGTCCAGATATTGTAGATTGGAAAGATGAATGGTATGTTAGTCGTAAGATCGATGGTGCTAGATGTATCGCTATTGTTGATAGTAATGGGGAGTCTACTTTTTATTCCCGCACGGGAAAAGAGTTTGATACTCTTGGTGTTGTTGCTGGTGGCATTAAGAGTTTGGGTGTTACTAATGTAGTATTTGATGGTGAACTTTGTCTTGTGGATGATGAGGGTAATGAAGATTTTCAGGGGATCATGAAACAACTCAAAAAGAAGGATCATACCATCCCTAATCCTTCATATAAGATTTTTGATATGATTTCTCACGACGAATTTTATAGTAAGAAGGGCGAGAAGAACAAGCCTTATTCTATTCGCTATAATAATCTACGAGAAGTTATGAAAAATAATACTTGTACTTGTCTTAGTGTGCTTGGTCAAGAACTTATTAAAGATGATGATCATTTTCAGGAGTGGATTAAAAAAAGTAAAGATTACAAGTATGAAGGACTTATGCTACGAGCAGACGAACCATATAAAGGGAAGCGTAGTAAAGATCTGCTGAAAGTTAAGAAGTTTTTTGACGATGAGTATGAAGTTATTGATGTGGAAATGGGTCCATTTCGTTATGTATTGAATGGTAAAGAGCATGAGGAAACCATGCTTTCTTGCGTAATGATTAAGCATAAAGATCATGTTGTTAGAGTTGGTAGTGGATTTGCTATTGACCAAAGACAAGAGTTTTATCAAGACCCCAAAAAGATTCTTGGTAAAATTATTACGGTTCAATATTTTGAGGAAACTAAAAACCAAGAAGGCGGAATTAGTTTGCGTTTCCCAACATTTAAGTTTTTGCATGGGTCTGCTAGAACCGTTTAAGAAACGAGTCTTGACAAGACGATACCAGTAGTGTAGAATCGTAGCATACACGCTAACATTGGAGTTTTTATGATTGTTGAGAACACTGTGGTCGATACCAATAAAGTTGAAATGAGCAAGACGAAGGCTGATATTTTCTTTGAGACTTTTCCTAAAGATAAGGTTGTCAAGTATAAGGAATATTGGGAGAGTGTTCGTCCTCAGAATGTTGAGGATATTTTTCGTCGCTATCTTTTCAGTTTTATGAGCGTTCATACAACATGGAAGTCTAATGTTAGTGGCTATAACGCAATCAAAGACTTTAATGATTGGATTGATAATAAAGAACTGCTGAGAGATAAGATTAAAAGTAGTGGTTGTGGGCTATACAACAATCGCACAAAGTTTATTTGGGATTTTAAGGATAAATTTTGGTCTAATCCGAAAGACTTTTATCTAACAAACAAAAAGTATCATGTAAAAAAGAGAGATCAGATTGTCAATAATATTTCTGGACTAGGTACTGCAAAAGTTTCGTTTGCATTAGAGCAATGCCACCCTAATGAGTGTAGGGTATTTTGTGGTGATACTCATATGCTGGAATTGTATGGCATGAAAACTCTTACTTATCAGTCTAAAAGGGGTCTTGAACAATATAAGAAAATGGAAAGACATTGGAGTATTAATTGTGGCAAATTAGGCGTTCCTCCTTATATTGCTAGATGTATTTTTTGGGATGCAAAACAGAACAAGACCGATTCTCGTTATTGGTCGTATGTATTTGAAGAATAAAGATTTTTGGAGAGTGGCATATAGACCATATCAAACCATGTTGTAGTTTTGATCTCACAGATACACAACAGCAAAAATTATGTTTTCACTATACCAACCTACAACCGTTATGGGCTATTGATACTCTAAAAAAGTCTGGAAAATTATTATGAGCCAAAACGGTAAAGGAAGTAAACCAAGACCTAAAAGCGTAGATTATAAAACATGGGAGAAAAACTATGAGCGAATTTTTAGAAAAAAAGCCAAGAAAAAAATTTAATTGTAGTCTTTTTCTGAGATGCGGTTGTCAGAGCGAAATGCTGGTTCTAGACTATGATCCAGAATTAGACATGGTGGATATATCAATATATGAGATATTAACTTCCTATAAATATAGAATGTCTTGGTGGCAAAAATTACGATATATTTATCAGACGCTAAGGCATGGACAACCATATAACGATCAAATAGTCTTAAATAGGACTCAGATAGATCAACTGAAAGAGTACATTAATTCATTATAAATATCCGTTTTGGTGTTATTATATTAATGGCAACGGAGTTTATAATGTGAAAATATCCAGAAGATCACTTATTCAAAGTGGCCTATTAGGCTACTCATCATTATCTGCAACTGAGGTTATAGCAGAATCTAAAACTGATAATTCAGTCATACTGGTTTGGTTGCCGGGCGGGCTTTCTCAATTAGAAAGTTATGATCCTAAATCACAAGCCAAAAGCGATGTAAAGGGATTATTTAATAGTATTCCTACTAATGTGGTTGGAACTCATATTAGTGAACTATTTCCTTTACAGGCACAAATAGCAGATAAATTTACTCTTATACGATCTATGACCCACAGATTCACCGATCATGGTGGAGGGTCCAAAAGAGTAATGACAGGAAAAGAACCCAAAGTTCCTACAGGTACTATTAACGATACTCCATCTATAGCATCAGTAGTTTCAAAACATAACCATAATAATGGTTGTATTATTCCATCTAATATTTTATTAGCGGATGGTGGCACTAATTCTGTTGATGAATTTGCACTAGGGTCTGCATTTTTGGGATCGTCATATGATGCCTTTATTGTTGATGGCGACCCTTCTGCTAAAAATTTTAAAGTAAACAATATTACTATGTCAGATAGTCTTAAAGGCAGAATTGATGATAGATTACAATTGCTATCTCAAATAGATAAAATAGATAGACAATTAGATTATTCGCAATCTATGAGTGCTATGGATAATTTTCATAAAAAGGCTTATGATTTATTAACTTCTCATGAAGTTAAAGGAATTTTTGATGTAGTCTCTGAGCCGTTATCTGTTAGAGAGAGTTATGGATTAAATGCTTGGGGTCAAAGATGTCTTATGGCAAGAAAACTAGCAGAAGCAGGCAGTAATTTCGTAACTGTAACATTAAGAAATCCGCCAGGATCACCACCAGATCATTCGTATTATAATTGGGATTGTCATGCTGTTAATTGCGATATATTTATAGATATGAAATATAAAGCAAATTTTTATGATCAGGCTGTTAGTGGATTAATTAATGATATCTATAATAGAGGATTAGATAAAAATATTTTAGTTGTAGTAATGGGAGAATTTGGACATACTCCTAAATTAGAATATAAAGAAGCAAGAGGTAAAATAAGAAATGGTAGAGATCATTGGTCTAAAGCATTTTCTATATTAGTATCTGGTGGTGGATTAAAAATGGGTCAGGTTATTGGCAAAACAGATGACAATGCTGCATTTGTAATTGATCGTCCTGTGACTCCAGAGGACTTGTGGGCCACGATTTATAGGCACTTGGGTATTGATGCGTCTAAAGTTATTTATGACCTCAGTGGTCGGCCAATTCCTATTTTAGCAGATGGCAGACCCATAAAAGAACTGGTGATTTAAATGAATATGATACAATATCTGGCTCATGAATTAAATAATAAGGTGTTTCATCTACAAAAACTGCTCAAAGAAACAGAACTTGCTCTGGATGAATCAAAAAAAGAAAATATGAAACTATTATCTCTTTTAGAAGCACGGAAAATTTCTCCCAATACGGAAACTGAAACAGCAGACTGTTGCTGAAAAATAAAAAATCTCAAGTTGTGCTATTGACAAGCCGATACTGTGAGATAGAATGAGTTAGTCGCTGTGAGAGATTTGATCATGCGATCAACTCACAAAAGACAAATTTGGATATGTTTGGAGGTTGATTATGGCTGAAGTTAATGTGCTTGAGAAGCAGAAGAGGATTCGTTGCTCTGACGAGGCTTTTCTTGAGGCGGTTTTTAGCAGTAAGACTTATGCTGAAGTTTCTGCTAAGACTGGGCAGAAGATTGCCACTACTATGGCTAGGTATGCCCGTGCTAAGGCGGCATTAAAGGCCAAGGGTGAGGATCTTCCTAAGATGGAAAGAGCAAAGCCTGTTAAGAGTGTGGATAATATTGAGGCTATGGCGGATTTTGTCCGTCGCCTCAAGGCTCACAAGGCTTGAACATAAATAGCAGCCAACTACAATCGTCCAGAGATAAAGGAACAGCATTTAATCAACCTCTTATCAACGGATATTGTAGTTGGTTGTTTTTATATCTTGTATTACTAAAAAGGAATAACTTATGAAAAAGACAGAAAGTTTTTTTGAATTAAACGCCATAGGAACTAAGGTACGTTTAGAAGATGATGTGTTTGGTACTATAGTTGGGATACATATCTCTCAGAATAATGCTATAGCCTATGAAATTGGATGGTGGAATGGACGATCTTACTCTAAGGATGCTTTCCTTCCTCATCAATTAGTTATAACTAGTGACGAAAAAATTCGTATAGGTTTTGCATGAATAAGAACGCTAATCCTTTGGATTATGTGCTTAAATGTTCTGAGCAAGGACTTGTGCCGTATGACTTTGATATATTAAACGCTAAAGACGAACTGAAAAAACTTCGGGATTGTCAAAAAGAACTATCTGAACTAAAACAAATTATGTCTAATACTGTAGCATGGGGTTTGGTGAATGATCGTAAAGATATTTATGATCTAAGAACTCAACCTAATCCTTATTATGATCAAACTAAAGTAGTTTCATTATGTTGCGATCAAAACTCATTTAATAAGATTAACAATGGTAACATATCCTAATAGATTCTTTTATGGTTTTTCTGTGAATGATGGCAATCATAATTCACATTTTATTCACTATATTATAGAAACCGTACATGATATATCTGATTATAATGGAGATACTATAATTGAAAGAGTATCTCGTATGGAAGATTATTATCTGAATACCGACAGAATAGATGAACCATATTATATTGTATATGGATCACTAAAACCAGAATTTAATGAATCTTCCAAATTTATAGCCTCTTTTGAAAATCTTAGTCAGGCTATCTGTTTGGTCGAACATTTAACTGGTAACAAAATAGTTGAATCTGATTTACCTATTTATAGACAAAAGCATGAAAACTAAATATATAGTAGAAATACTTAGAAGCGAAGGTGCGAGCGCCCAATTTTATTCTATTAAAGGCTCAAAAACTTTAGGCTTTAAAGAATTCTGTTCAAAAAAGACCGCACTCTATGCTTATAAGGTTCAGAAAAAATTATCTAAACTAGGTTTAGCCCCTAAAGTTTATGTTAAAATTAAACGAGTTCCCATTCATAATCATAATGAGTCTACTAATTGGGGATTCGTTACTCAAAAGGCAAGAATTCTAGGGCATAAATATTCTAGAGAAAAAATACAAACTCTTGTTGATAAAATATTCGACAAAACAAATTTAAAGTTTTGGGACTGCCATTCTTGGAATATTGGCAGATTAAATAACAAGTATGTTTGCATAGATACTGGTAGGGAAAGTTTTGATAGCAATTGTAACGCTTGGGGAAATGTTGACCCAGGTCCAAAATGTGACTATTGTTTAAAATATAAATGTAAATGCGAGGAATAATATATGCCTTATGTAGATGAAGATGATAGAGAAGAATTAGATTTTTGTATTGACCAATTAACTAATTGTTTACGCGTTATGAAACACCCCCTGAATAATCCTCATGATTTTAGCATATATCTAGGTAGAATAAACTATTGTTTTTCTAGAATAATTAGCGGGTTGATGGGTAATCCATCTTATGCTAAGATAGCAATGATTACTGGTGTATTAGAGAATATTAAACAAGAATTTTATCGTCGCGTAGCATCACCATATGAAGATAAAAAGATTTTGGAATATGGAGATATAAAAGAATATAAAAAACTTAGTTAGGAGATTATTATGTCTAGAGATTATGATGATATTATTAAAGAGATAACTAAAAGTAATAAAGAAATTCATAATATGGATAAGAGTTTTTCTAAAGATATAGACTCTCTTCAAAAGAATATTAAGACGATAGAGACTAAGTTAGCCAAAATAGATGCTACTCTTGAAAAAGTATACGATCTTTTAACTGCTATAACTGTTTTTATAGAAGAAGCAGAAGAAGATGAAGAGGTTGACGAAGATTCAGAAGATTGGACCCCTTATGATGAAAGAAATTTTTCATATGAGGACGATGAAGAAGAAAATACAGATAGTGATTATGGTCTAGAAAATGATTGGGAAGATCATAATGATGATAACTAATGGCTAGTTTAGCGTTAATAGTGGCATTTATATTTTTAGGAATGATATTCTGTGGCCCATTAGTGCTGCTGTTAAATAGAGTAAATATATTACCTAGAATAATTATTCAATTATTATCTACTGTTTGTATAGTTTATGGATTTTGGTGGATAATCACTCTTGTTACCCCTATTCGCTGGCTAGGATTATTGCCCATATATTGTGGGTGGTTAGCCATAAAAACTAAAGAGAGGACACTTGACAGTCGATAGCAGTATGGTACGATAGGAGCATCACAGGAACCTTGGTTAAACACTTGGAGACAAACGATGAAGTTGGCAGACAGGACAGTTGAGACTCATAGCACTGGCATTAAGAGTGAGTCTGGTTTCACTATTGCACAAACCAGCAAAATGTTTAAAATCTTGTCAGACTCGCTGTATTCTGATAAGGTTATGGCCGTTATTCGTGAACTATCAACCAATGCTTATGATAGTCATATCGCTTCTGGCAATAAGAATCCATTCAAGGTGATTCTGCCGAATGCTGCTAATCCTAACTTTGTAGTGCGTGATTATGGTACTGGTCTTAGTCAGGCCGATATGGAGAACCTGTATACAACATACGGGGCTAGTAACAAGAATACTAGTAACGATTTTGTTGGTTGTCTTGGTCTTGGTAGTAAGAGTCCTTTTGCTTATACCAAGAGTTTTACCACCAGTTCTTATTTTAACGGCCAAAAATATACTTATGTAGCCGCTATTGATGACTCTGGAGTGCCAACGCTGAATCTGTTTAATATCTCAGAAACAGATGAGCCTAATGGTCTAGAGATTAGTTTTGCTGTAAAGCAATATGACTTTGCTGAATTTAGCAGTAAGTCTATGCGTATTTTTCACTATTTTAAGATGAAGCCAATTATTGAGGGTGGCGTACTCAATAATCTAAAAGATCACAAGTACAGTAATCGTAGTATTGTTTTGAGTGGTGATGGATGGAGAGTTTGTCGTCTAAATAACGATGCTAATTATTATCCCAATGTTCATCATCATATTGATAGTGGTATTGTGGCACTTATGGGTAATATTGCATACCCTGTTAAGGCTAGTCAGATTATTGGTGAGGATAAGCAGACCACTAATGATGCTATTCAGCGTTGGAATCGTGCTTTTCAAAAGGCCGATATCGACAGTTGGAAAAGTTTTGTTAATGAAATTATCAATCAGAACCTTTATCTGGAACTTGACTTTAGTATTGGCGAATTGGAAATGGATGTTTCCAGAGAAGGCTTACAGTATACTAAAGACGTAATTAAGACCTTGCGTGAAAAGACTCAAGAGATTTATCTTGAGATGAAGGAAGAATTTAGCAAGAAAATTTCTGCCGCTAAAACTAAGGTAGAAGCAATTACACTATATTATACCCTTAATGATCTTGCTGGAGGATGGGGTGTTGGTGCTGAGTGGACCGATAGTAATGGTAAGAAGCATAATATTAATTCTGGAACAGATCTAGAATATAAGATTGCTGCCGGAAAGAGTATGTACGTTTTTAACTATCGTACTGCTGGCTATCGTTCTCGCCGCATGGTTTATCAGACAAATAGTATTCATCACAATACTCTTACTGGTAAGGGAGAATACTATTGGAATAGCCAGAAAAAGACAGGCGAACTATCCTTCTTTGTTTGCGACATTAAAACAGAAGAAACAGCAAAGAAGATTGTTACTAGATATTGCAACGAGAAGAATTGCTTTGCATATCTAATGATTGATACCAAAGATCATACTAAAGTTGGTGAAGGTTTTGATGATCTTATTACTGATGTTGGTTCTCATAATATCAAGAAGGTTTCAGATTACAAAGACCTTATTAAGAATAATGGTCCTCGTAAGTCTAGCAATAGAGGTTCTACTGGCGTTATTAGTGATCAAGATGTATTCTTTATTTATGGTCAATCTAAGAATAGTGGAACAATTTCTTCTGTTTATAACGATGCGACATATCTGCGTACTCTCACAGAATCTGAACTAGAAGATTTTGAAGATAGTACGGATATTGTTTATGTGCCCATTACGCGATATAGTAGCGATAGTGGCTATCCATCATTAATGGGCTTAAACAAGATTATCTCTGATAGTTCTTTGTCTACTATGGTCAAAGAATTGTTTGGATCAGTCAAAATATATGCTATTAAGAGTAACTTTGTTAAGAAGTTGCAGAACAGTGGATATAATATGATTGATTTTAATAAGTTTTTCAAGACTCAACTAAAGAAATTGGCAAGCGGCACATTTGGTCAAATGGCCGAATACAATAGTCTGGTTCAGTTTTGCAAAAACGAAGATGCTAAGATGAGCAAAGACAGTGGATATGGATATGGGTCTATGGAGAAACAGTTTGTGTTCCATATGCTAAATATTTTTGGTCTAGATTATAGTAAGCATCTAAATAACAAAGATTTGACCGATGCTATAGATCATTGTCTGGTCATAGAGTTTTTTGCTGATACTGTTCATCGTTCTAATTTTGATATTGCTCGATTTACTCAGAAAGAGTATTTTGATCATATTACCAAACTACTAAATAAGATCGGTATCACCAGTATTGATAGTAAAAAGATCAAAGATAGTAATATTGCATACAATACTCTGAGTCGTGCAATTGAACACACTATGTACAATTCGCTAGATCATGATGTTGTTTCTGAATGTCTGGAAATTATTAAGCCAGATATGACCAAGAAGCATACTCTGCCAAAGATTAGTGATATTAAAAATCTAATCAAGATCGGGCTTGACAACAACCCGATACTGAAGTATATTGTTGGTAGTCACAGCGTTAGTGGTAATCTTAGGGATTTGCAATTGTCTAACGATCCTGTTTCTCAACTGCAAGAACGAAATTACTATTATAGAAATAGCAACAAGCCTTGGCTGGCAACTCTAAGTGATGTGGATTCTCTTAGAAAGCAAATTGGTAGTTTGGTTAAGTAATCACAGGAAACTAAGGAGATTTATAATGAGTGTTCCATTTATGTTTGTTGACGGTAATTTGACTCTTGTTCTTAACAATAAGAGTTATCAGGTGTTGCCAGATCATCTAAACTATAAGATGATTCTGGAAGTTCTACCTACTGCTAGTGCAGATGAACTGCTAGAGATGGTGGATATTCAAAAGGCCGTGACAGTTTATAGTCAGGGTCTTGTGGAGATCAAGGAAGGTCGTGTTCTTTATGATAACGAAGAAGTACATGGTAGTATCAGTAAGCGTATTCTTGAGTTTATGAGCAAGGGTCTGCCATTTCAGCCTCTTGTTAATTTCTTGAATAACTTGATGGATAATCCTAGTATGCAGAGTCAGCAGGAACTATATGATTTCCTAGAGCATGAGCATCTGCCAATTACTGAAGATGGTCATTTTCTAGCATATAAGGCTGTTCGGTCAGATTATATGGACAAGTATGCTGGCAAGTTTCGTAACAAGGTTGGCGATATTTGTAAGATGACTCGTTCAAAGGTTGATGATAATCGTAGTGTGGGATGTTCTCAGGGACTTCATGCTGGGGCATTGAATTATGTTGCGTCTTATGGTAATGTAGATGCTGGTGATAAGATCGTGATTGTTAAGATCAATCCTAAAGATGTAGTGAGTGTTCCTAGTGATTGTAATCATGAGAAACTTCGCACCTGCCAATATGAAGTTGTTGGAGAGTATCAGGGCGAATTGCTCAAGCCTCTTTACTCTGCTAATTTTAATGAAGATGATTATAATGATGATGAAGACGAGTATGATAATGACTATGATTGGGGATGGAATGACGATGAAGAAGATATAGATGATGATTTTTATGCTGAACAAGAGGATGAAGAGGACTACGACGATCAATATTGATCGTTGGAGGAAGATGGTCCGCTGGGCGGATACTAGTTAAAGAGCGGTTCGATTCCGTTACCATCTTTTAAGGACTTATATACAATGCACGAAGATTATGATGATCATGACTATGATGATGAGGACTACTATGATTATGATGATAATGACCAGTATGATCCTTACAAGTTTTATTTCAAGTTTGATGTGGGTGCAGACTCACCAATATCAGATATGATTAATAAATGGTTTAATCTTAGTCAAGACTCTTTCAATGGATTACACTGGTATAGTTTTCCAACAAATATTGATGGTTGGCCTGTAATTAAGTTTCCTGTGAGTAGTTGGAATCCCAATACTGGCAAGGATAATTCCTTCCAGTATTTGGGGTCCAATTATCAAGGATCACCCATATGGAAAAAAAAGTATTTCGTATATAATCCTCTAAATATAGAGTATAAATTACATTTACAGCAACACGCTACACATTTTATACAACAACCGACATATTACAAAGGAATGTTTGATATACTCAACTAAGGAAAAATTATGAGCGAATGGTTTGTAGTTAAAGACAAAGATCATTTAATAGAATCAACCAGAATATTAGTATTTAATAGTTTTGGTAATACAGAATCTAATGTTAAACTAAGTATTAATTCACAAGACCAAGAAGAATTAGATACTATATTATCTTTCAATGAAACTGAAAATATTATGATGCCACATTTGCGTAAGCAAAGAAATAAACGCACCAACGCAGAAAGATATCTATTAGAAGATAAGCAATATCAAGAAATCATTCAATTACTTGGATCTCGTATGGTTAGTAATATTCTACATGGTCTAGTAAAGAAGGGACTAGTAGAATCAGCATTTGATACTGAATGTAATGATTTTATTTTTTGGGTGCCAGACTTGGAAAAGGGCTTAGAGTCAAATGAAGAAAACAAACCAGAAACCGATTGAACACGATGTACACCTAAAATATTTGTGTAAGAAGTGTGGTCAAATTCATTGGCTATCTCTTAAAGAGTCGTCTACCAAACACTTTAAAATTGTTTGTGACTGTGGTAATATTTTTGGAGTAAAGCGAACATCCAGAATCAAGATTCTGTATTCTAAAGTTTCCAAAACTTCTACAACCACTAAATCACCACCTACTTCAACTCCACAACCTATTCCCGACTCTTTATTGTCACAAGGAATTGGTGTGTTGTTGCCCTATGGCTTTACAAAAAAAGAAGCCAGTGAACTGTTAGAGAAAACGTATATGCTGCATCCTACACAGGATATAGCGTCTTTGGTTAAAGAATCATTATCTTCATTAAGGAACTAATTATGGCAAACTATCTTAGACCATCATCTTTTGACGAAGTAATCGGCCAAGGCGATACTATCAACCGTCTAAAAATCATGGTGAGAGGCTGTTTAAAATCTGGAGGGGTGCTACCTCATGTTTTAATTGACGGGCCTCCTGGCCTTGGTAAAACGACAATAGCGGGTGCTATAGCGAACGAGTTGGGGGTCAACTTGTATACGCTCAATGCGGCCAATATCCGTAGCATCAAGAACATCCTTCCGTATTTAATGAGCATATCTCCACGATCAGTATTGTTTATTGATGAGATTCATAGACTGCCTAAGATTGTAGAAGAATTTCTATATCCAATCATGGAGGATTTTGTTCTTAGTATTACTGTGAAAGATGATAATGATAAAGAACAACCAACAACTATTGATCTTCCGGCCTTTACATTGGTAGGAGCAACAACTAGCGGTGGCAGTTTGAGCCAGCCTTTCTATGATCGTTTTATCATTAAAGAACATCTATCTTTTTATAACCTGAGTGAGTTAGCCAAACTAGCAGGATTGACAGCAAACAAACTCGGACTAATGATAGACGACTATAGTCTTGAGCAAATTGCTATGAGGAGTAAAGGTACTCCTAGAATTTTGCAAAGTAGGTTGCACTGGTATAGGAATTATATCATGTGTGAAAAAGATACTAAGAATGATATTGATGCTATTTTTCAACTACAGGGTATAGATAGTCAGGGATTAGATGTATATGATAGATTGTACCTAGATATTTTGCGTAAGGCTAAAGGAAATCCTTTAGGATTGAAAACCATATCTTCTATGACAGGAATAGCCATAGAGACTATTGAAAATAGTATTGAGCCTTATCTTGTAAGAGCTGGATTTATTCAGCGCACACCAAAAGGAAGAATTATAGTAAAATAGAGACTATATAATAGTATTAATAATTCAAAGAATAGCTAAATATAACATATCGGTGTATTATATTATGCGATTTTTGTTTCACGATAATGGAGTATTCCACCATGAAACGCATAATATTACTATGGTTATTTTTGATATGCTCAATTTCTTATGGTGGTACTGGTAGTCCCGACACGCCAGATGATAAATATGTAGATTATGGCAAAAAATTTACATCAGTAGTAAGAATTTGTGGTTCATATAAAAATAATCCACAAGAACAATACTGTGGATCAGCGGTGATTATTAGTCCTCACTATATTGTGACTGCTGCTCATGTTGTCAGGGGTTCTAGGTCTTGTCATATAGTATTAAATAATAAAAACTATGAAATTACTCAAGTTGTCGCCCACCAAGACTTTGAAAAAGATACTTTAGATAGTGCTGATATTGCAGTAGGGTATAGTAAGGAACCTATGAACCTAGACTCTTATCCTGAACTTTATACTGAACAAGACGAAAAAAATAAGTCATGTGCATTATCTGGATTTGGTTTTGCTGGTAATTTTAATAGTGGTGCAACATTTAGTGACGGTGAAAGAAGAGCTGGTACTAATGTAATAGATTATGTAAATAAGGGGCTATTATTTTGCTCTCCATCAAAACCCCAAGAAAAAAACACAACTAGATTAGAATTTCTAATTGCTAGTGGAGATAGTGGTGGTGGTCTTTTTATAGGTAATAAATTAGCTGGTATTCATTCATTTATTTTTGCAGATAAAAACCTAAGTCAGATTATCTTACTGAATCAGCACACACTAGAATTAGTAAGTATGCGGATTGGATTAAGGAAAACATGAAATGAAACGCAATGATTATTCTCTATTACCATATACTAGACAAGATATATATGGATTATCTCCAAAAGTTAGTCAAATTTTAGGGTGGGAAATTATTCAGTTTGATATTGTTGAGCAATGGAAGTATTGTAGTGGTGATGATGTTATTGTGGCGGTGATAGATACTGGTTGTGATTTAGATCATCCAGATTTATCTAAAAATTTATTACAAGGAATTAATCTTATAGACTCTAAAAAAGACCCAATAGACGATAATGGTCATGGCACTCATGTGTGTGGCACTATAGGAGCATCTCATAATAGTATAGGCATGGTTGGTGTAGCGCCAAATACCAAAATTTTACCTATAAAAGCATTAGATGGTGCTGGATCTGGTAGTAATAAAGATATTGCAAGAGGTATAGTTTATGCTGCTGATAGGGGATCGAATTTGATTGCTATGTCTTTAGGTTCTCCAAATTTTTCTCAAGCTCTGTATGATGCAATAATTTATGCTACTAAGAAAAATAGTATTATTTTTTGTGCTGCTGGTAATGCTGGAGAAAATACTCCAATCATGTATCCAGCAAAACATAAAGAGACCATAGCAATAGGCTCTATTGATCGTAACCTGAATAGATCAACATTTACTTGTAAGGGTGAAGAATTAGATTTTTTATGTCCAGGACAAGATATATTTAGTTGTGTACCAAATAATACATATGCTATTATGAGTGGAACTAGCATGGCTAATCCATTCGCTGTTGGTTGTGCCTCATTAGTATTGTCTTTTTATAAATCACAAAAGCAAGAACATAAACTTTCTTCTAAAGAAGACTATATTAATTTATTCAAACAAATGAGTAAGAGTCTGAAAAATAGCAAATATGCGGGAAAGAAAGAGTATGAAGGATATGGTATAATATACCCAAGTATAGGTAATATTACTGCCCCACCTGCATAATTAATAGTAGCAAATCTTTGCCCTGTCAAGTGCTTATTTTTTAAGTTGCCGACTTGACTTCGGGCATGGCAAGTGTTATAAGTATGTATCAGATGAAACAAACAATGAACTACGACGATAACAATAAACCTAACAAAAGAAAAAGAAATCCAGCAAAAAAGAGCACTAAGCACTTTTTTGATGATGATCAATTTCTCAAACAAAAAATCAATAAGGACTTTAAGCAAAGGAAAAAATCCATCGTAGAAGACGATGATGATTGGAAAAATTGGAATAATGAACAATACGAATAATATTCATTATGTATTTGGTTTACGTCCAGATTTTGGTGGCAAACCTTGGTCTTATTGTCATTATTTATCAGTAAAATCTGCTGCTACTATCAATTCAGGCAGTAATATCTATTTCTGGCATGAACATGAGCCAGAAGGAGAATGGTGGGATAAAAGTAAACAATACCTCATACTAAAACCAATAAAAGCTCCCACATCTATATTTGATAGACCACTATTACACCATGCACATAAGGCGGATGTAATTAGGCTATTAGCATTAAAAGAATTTGGTGGAACCTATATTGATAGCGATGTGATTTGTCTCAAGCCATTTGATACAATACAACATTGTGGCTTTTGGGGAGGCAAGCAGTATGACTATGGATTATGTAATGCGACTATGGGAGGATGTAGTGGGGCCTTATTTATTGATTTATGGTTAGACACATTCAAAACTTTCAGAAGCCAAGGTTGGGACCAATACTGGGATGAACACGCAGTCAAGATTCCGAGACAACTATCACAAATATATCCTAATTTAGTAACAGTTTTAGATCAAGAACTTTTTTTCTGGCCCTTTTGTCATCAAATAAAAGATATCTTTGAGAGTGATAAACCCAAATATCTACAAAGATCATATTCAGTACATTTATGGGAAACAATATCTTGGAACTGGCTGAGTCAATTAACTCCAGATACTATAAATCGAAATAGTGAATTAGGAATTATTCTACAAGAAAATAATATTATATGATACGCAAAATTAAAACATTCTTGAAATCCTTATTATTTCATATTCATGCTGGTTTACCAAAAAGTAGTCAGGCAGAAATTAATCGCAGATATGATATTTGTATAAGTTGTGATAGTTTTGACACTGTTCATTCTCAATGCAAACAATGTGGATGTAATATTAATAATAAGAAAATGTTTATGAATAAATTAGCGTGGGCAGACCAAAAGTGTCCTCTTAATAAGTGGTGAAATATGAAAACAGCTCAAACTCAATATCATAAAAGTAAAATTAATTATGTGCGTGGCAATCTATTTGATTATGCTCATGATTATACCAAACAGGGTAATAGAGGGTGCAGCGTTATAGTACCTCATGTGTGCAATAACTCTAATGCTTTTGGTGCAGGTTTTGCTGGTGTATTAGGCGACAAATATCCTATAGTTAAAGAAAACTATCACCTTTTAGGTTCAACATTTTTAAAGAATAATCTTGGATATGTGCAGTTTGTTGAGGTTAGTAAAGATAATACTTATGGCCACAAACTAATATTTGCGAATATGATTGCTCAGAATGGTTTAATTTCTAAGACTAATCCTAGACCGCTAAATTATTATGCATTATGCAAAAGCATGAGTAATGTATATCGTTATATTACAACTAACTTTTCTTCTGATAATAAAGTTGAAATTCATGCTCCAAAATTTGGTAGCGGTTTGGCTGGTGGTAATTGGAAATTTATTGCTGATCTAATAGACGACATATGGTCAAATTATCCAGTATTCGTATATGAGTACAAATGATACCAGATAATATTATTATATATCTACTAGTAGTTCTGAATATTATACTGGTGGCTCTTGGGTATTTATTAGGCAGATTACATAATGGTAATACAGACTATGTTTATAGTATCGGTAACAAAAAGAACAATTCAACAGCACCATCCAAAACACCTATACAAATCAATGAACAAAAATTTGTGACTGATATTAAAACAGACAATATAGAGAAAAAATTTGAAACCTTGGGTGATACTAAAACAAGTGAAGAAAACATATCATCAGCAATCAATAAACTAAAGAATATGAAAGGGTGAAATTATGGCAATCGGATTAGACGTTGGTACAAGTTATATTGTGGCTTCTAGAGAAAATAATGGCAATGTGGAATATAAGGACTTTAGAGACGCTTTTTATATTATTAAGCCAACAACACCAGTAGCCACCAAAATGATTGAGAAAGGACTATCTGGTAAGATTTTCATTAAGGATAGTGATGGTTCTTTTATTATTCTTGGTAAAGACGCTTTAGAAAAAGCTATAGAAAGAAATGATACGGCTAAACGCCCAATGTATCGTGGAGTAGTTTCAGCCAAAGAAAAAGACGCTAAAAGAATTCTAGCTTTTATTCTTAAAGAAGTTGTTGGAACAGCCTCAGAACCCAATGAACCACTAGTTTTCTGCGTTCCTGCACAACCAGTTGATCAAGATGATGAAGATTTTGATGTTGGATATCATGAAGATGTAGTAAAGACTGTGCTAGCAGAATGTGGCTATAATGCTCGTGCTATTAATGAAGCAGAAGCTCTGTGTTATGCGGAACTAGAATCCGATGATTATACTGGCATTGGAATAAGTTGTGGAGCAGGAATGACGAATGTTTGTGTGATGCTTAACGGCGAGCCAACTGTGGTTTTTAGTACCACCAAGAGTGGCGATTGGATTGATCGTATGAGTGCCGTAGCCACAGGAGAAACGGACAGTGTTGTTCAGGCTGAAAAAGAGGGCGGCGATTTTAAAATTGGCGAACCAAATGATAATCCTGTGTTGTCCGCAGTTTCAGCATATTATGAAAGATTAATTGACTATACAACCAAGCAACTATCTGCTGCACTATCTAATCATAAATCATTACCCAAATTTAAAAATCCCATTAAAATTGTGATTGCTGGGGGAACATCACAAGCAAAAGGATATATTAGTAATTTTCAAATGAAACTGAACGACAATGGTTTTCCATTACAAGTTAAAGAAGTGGTTCACGCTAATGATCCACTCCATGCGGTATCGAAGGGTTGTCTGATAGCATCAAAGGCTCTATCATAATGACAGAGATCTTATTAATATTTTTTATAGTTTTGGGTTTGAGTGTTGGTATTTTAGATTCGTTTCGTAAACTAGAAAATAATACAACTATTATTAAGCATTCTAGCATATTTAATTACTGGCTAGGGAAATAAAATGACTGATATAGAACAAATCATACTTGTAACAAAACCATATCAAGAATCTTACGAAGAGAAAGTAAGATCAGGACAACAATTTTTATCTAATCAAAATATAATATTTACAGGACTTGTGAGAGATGCTGAAACTGTTTTAGAAAAGAATATTTCTAAACTTGAGAATTTTGCTCGGAAATACTGCCATAGCTATAAAATAGTTTTATATGAAAATGATTCTATTGACAATACAAAAAATATACTAAAAACTTTATCTATTCAGAATCCAAACATACATATCATATTAGAGACTTTGTCAAGACCTAAGTTTGGCCCAGTGAAAGACAAAAGTAGAACAGAAGCACTAGCCGAATATCGTAATAAATGTCAATCATTGATTAAGTCTCAATATCCTGATACAGATTTTATTATAACAATAGATTTGGATTTTCAAGACTTTAGCGAAAATGGTTTATTTAATTCTTTTGGTTGGCTACAAGAAAATGCTGATATAGGAGGTATGTCAGGTAATAGTTTTGCATTAAGGTCACTTTTTAATCAGTCGCAAGCTTTATGGAATTATGATAGTTGGGCTTATCGTGGATCGTGGTGGGAAGATACCACACGATTTAACAATTCACCTTATCAAACTTATGATAGTTCATTATGGTTTGGATTATGGCTACCACCAAGAGGATCAACGCCATTTAAAGTTAATAGTGCATTTGGTGGATCTTGTATATATCGCTCAAAATATTATTTTAATGGAATTTATGGTGGACAAGATTGTGAGCACGTAGTATTCCATTATAATTTATATCAACAAAATAATTTTAATTTATATCTAAATCCATCACAAATTATGCTATTATCAATGTAAATCAATACGGAACATAAAATGTTTGTTATAAAAAAATGGGGTTATGAATTTTGGATTGAAAATAATAATAAATATTGTGGTAAACATTTACATATAATACCAACCAGATTTTGCTCGGCACATTATCATAAAAATAAACAAGAGACATTTTATGTCATAAATGGTGAATTATTATTAGAATACTCATCAGATCAAAGTATAGAAACTTGGCAATATGGGGTTAAACATAAAAAGATATTGAAGTCAGGCGATTCTTTTACTATCATGCCAAATATTGTACACAGATTTTCTAGTAATCTTAATACCCCTTGTGATTTTATAGAAATTTCTACATATCATAGTGATGATGATGTTTATAGGATTATAGAAAGTTTCTAATGATCTATTATATAGATATCGATAATACTATATGTCATACCATTGATAGTAATTATTGGAGGGCTAAGCCCCTAAAAGATAGAATTACTAAAATCAATAATCTCTTCCATGCGGGACACACAATAATATATTGGTCTGCTAGAGGATCACATTCTGGTAAAGATTGGTATGATTTTACAGATCAGCAACTTAATGACTGGGGATGCCTAAGACATAAGCTAGTTCTACAAAAGCCAGCATATGATATATTTATTGATGATAAAGTTATAAATACAAAGGACTTCTTTGAATAATGAAACATATAGCAGTTATTGGAGAAGTATGTACTGATGAATATATATTTGGTCAATGTGATAGAGTGTGTCCAGAAGCTCCATCATTATGCTTTAATCACAATAATAAGAAACATACAAATGTAGGTATGGCTGGTAATGTTTATAGTAATTTAGTGTCGCTCAATAACAATAGTTATCTATTTAATATAGATTTAATAGCACCAGTATCGGACATTATAAAAAGAAGATTTGTAGATACTAGATATAACAGTGTAGTATTTAGAGAAGATATTAATGATAGTGTATCAAAAATAGATTTACATAAATATGTTTTTAATCAGTATGATTGTATTGTTTTTGCGGATTATTGCAAGGGCTTTTTATTAGAATCAGATATACAATATATTTGTGAACAAAAAAAGAATACTTGTATTACGTTTTTAGATACTAAAAAACAACTTAAAAGTCTAGCTCCTTATATTAATTTCATAAAAATTAATCATCTTGAATACAAGAATAATATGCAATATTTAGATATTATTACTGAATATGCAAAATTAATAGTGACATACGGCGAAGAAGGAGCAAAAGCATTTACAAAAACAGATGTCAAACACTATCCTTCTAAGAAAGTAATTTTAAGAGACGTTTGTGGTGCTGGTGATACATTTTTAGCAGCATTAGTATTTAATTATTTGGATACAAATAATATAGATATGGCTATAAATTTTGCTAATACTTGCGCATCAAAAGTAGTCTCACAAGTTGGTGTGGCTACTATATGACAACAGTTTGGACGAATGGATGTTTCGATATCCTACATATAGGACATATCGAATTGTTTAAATACGCTAGATCTTTAGGGGATCAACTAATTGTTGGTATTGATAGTGATAATAGGGTTCGATCCCTAAAAGGCACATCTCGTATTAAATATATAGATAATGTTGTGATTTTTAATTCTGATACTGAACTAAAGGAAAATATTAAGATATTTCATGTTGATATGATAGTTATTGGTGATGATTATAAAGATCGATATGTAATAGGATCTGAATTAGTGAAGAATATAATTTTTATGCCAAAAATTTTAAATATATCAACCACATCTATTTTAGAAAGAATACATTCAGATGCATGATCTTGATATTATCCATAACTTCTATAAAGATATCAATAAAAAAGTATCTTATCCTATTGACTTTCAAAACTTTACACTTATTAATGCCAATACTGGCATTGGTGATGCCCTATCTTTATATATTATAGACTCACCTATAAAAGACAATAATATTAAAGTAATAGTTCAACATCCTTCGATAGTTCAAGAATTAGCACAATATAACAATTATATACCAACAATTAATCATCAACATAATTGGTATAGTAGTATAATAAGCGTATTAGATATTCAATTATACTCTAATTTTGGTGGTCATTTTTTACAAAAAAATCAACAATTTCTAGGCTTAGATACTGATATAATACCGAGACCTAAATTAGTATCTAGTGCTCAAATAGAATCTAATAAAGTTGTTATGACTTTTGACAAAGGAATTGTGCATCAACAACATATACATCCTAGAGCTAGAATTATATACGATGAATCAAAACAAATTATTCAAACATTTATTAATAATCATAAACATCAATATCGTTTTGTGGAAGTTGGTAAGTATTCTTTAGGTCTTGATAATGTAGAAAATAAAACTAATATAGGTATACGCGGCACGGCAGATGAAATAGCGTCATGCGAATATTTTTTTGGTAATCATAATGGATTAATGCATATCGCAGCAGGTTTAGAAAAAAAATCTATTATTATTGTGAATTTTCCTAGTGCCAAAGATATTATCTTACCGTGTCTCAAAAAAGTAAATATACCAGATATTGATTGGTTATATCCACAAAACACACATCTGCATCAAGATAATGACGGCCTATTAGTCAAGAAACTTACATATGAAAACATACAAAAGGCATTTAATGGTGAAATATATCCATTTTTTCAAAATAATTATATTTTTAATACCTTTCAAAATTTAATGAGTTAATTATGTCTAATGAAACTAAAAAAGCGTCTAATAGAAGGAAAAATACTTGGTTATATAATAAAATATTCTCAGGTTATGGTATAGATATAGGCTGTGGATCGGATATACTGAATAAAGAACAAGAATTTCCAAATATTATTCAAGTGGATCCTTTTGATATAGAGCATGGAGATGCTCAATATATAAATCAATTTGTTCACAATCAATATGATTTTGTGTATAGTTCTCAATGTTTAGAGCATATGTATGATCCTTTTATTAGTATTAAAAACTGGTGGTCGATAGTCAAACCAGGAGGGTATTTGATTTTAAGCGTTCCAGATGAAGACCTGTACGAGCAAGGGATTTTCCCTTCTAGGTGGAATACTAATTACGACTATTCTATTGTAAATACTGATCAAACAAGAAGTGATGCCGAAGCTTTTATTGAAGTTATACTAAAAAAGGAAAATAACAAATGCATATAAAATTTAATTCAGAAGACTATGAAAAAATTATAGAAATAGCAGATTCGTTTTGTAAAGACATAACCGATCAGTTTGGTTGTGATATAGCAGAAATTCATTTGCTTATATATAAGCTTATAAGCACTTTAAAACCAAAAACATATGCGGAAATAGGCTCTCATGCTGGCAGGTCCGCTTTTTTTGCAAGCGTAGCCAGTTCAGAATTTGAAACTGAAATATATTGTTTTGACAAACCCAATGCCGGTTGGGGAGGAGTTCCAAATACACAGCTTTTTTTAGAAAAGACCCTTAATACAGTAGCTCATAACAGATATCAAATATATTATGGAGATTCTCATAGTGACCTTATAAAAGAAAAAATAAAAGAAAAAATATATGATTTATTTTTAATAGATGGAGATCATTCACCGGATGGTATGATGGCGGATTTTGCTGTTGTTTGGGAAAATGTTAGGTCTCAAGGTTTGATTATTATAGACGATTTGTTTCATCATCCAGATCTCGATGTTGCTTTTGATAAAATAATTTTAGATTATAAAATTGATACATATATAAAATATATAAATAGCGATGCTATTGATTACAGTAGAATACTGCATAGAGGAGTCGGGATAATTCAAAAACCATAAACCTAAAATAAAAAAAGAAAGATTATTGAAATTAGAATCTTACGTTGCTGCTTTGCGGGGATCTGCTAAAATAATGAGGATATTGGGTTTGAGACTGACTTATGCATTTCAAAATTTATTTGAGCATACTAGTGGGCTAATTAAAATAACGAATGATGAATAGACTAAACAATCAAAGAGTTTATCTGGCTGGTGCTATGGATAGGGTAGCAGATAGAGGCTCCACATGGAGAGATAATATTACGCCTTTCCTAGAAAATATTGGAGTTATAGTATTTAACCCAATCAAAAAACCAACAGACATAGGATTAGAAGATAATGATAGTCATGCTGTTAAAACTAAACTAAAACAGCAACGACGATATGAAGAACTATCATCTATGATGAAAACTATTCGTAGTGTGGATCTACGATTAGTTGATATTAGTGATTTTCTGATAGTTAATCTTGATTTGGACGTTCACCCATGCGGCACATATGAAGAAATGTTTCTTGCAAATCGTTCAAAAAAACCTATAATTATTCATGTAGAGCAAGGTAAGGAACATACACCGGATTGGCTCTTTGGAACCATTCCTCATCAAATGTTTTTCTCAAACTGGAAAGATATAGAACATTACCTAACTCATATCAATAGCGATGAAAATATAGATACCTATAATCGTTGGCGATTCTTTAATATGTAATTATATGCAAAAACTAATTAACGAAATAAAACTAGATTTTGATGATGTTTTGATTAGACCAAAAAGGTCCACACTCAACAGCAGATCAGAAGTTGATTTATCAAGAACCTTCAAGTTTGCACATTCTCCTAGAGAATTAACTTGTGTGCCGATTATGGTTGCTAATATGGATACTGTTGGAACAGTAGGTATGGCTAAGTCATTAACACAACATAAAGCGATAACCTGTTTACATAAGCATTATGACTCAGACACTCTGATTAAGCTATTTACTTTAAAACCATCTACTGAGCTGATATGGTATTCTACAGGAACTTCTCAAAAAGATTTATCAAAACTAGAAGGGGTTTTTTATACTATCAGAGCAAGTGGTGGGTATATTCCTAATGTGTGCTTGGATGTGGCAAATGGATATACAGAACAATTTGTCAAAACTGCCGCACACTTACGCAAATCTTTTCCAGAAATTATTTTAATGGCTGGGAATGTGGTTACTCCAGAAATGACTGAAGAACTTATTCTTCATGGCAAAGTTGATATAGTCAAGGTTGGTATAGGCTCAGGTAGTGTTTGCACCACACGTTTAAAAACGGGCGTGGGATACCCTCAATTGAGCGCTATAATGGAATGCGCCGACGCTGCTCATGGTCTAAAAGGTCATTTATGTAGCGATGGAGGATGTAAAATTGTTGGAGATATTTGTAAGGCATTTGGTGGTAATAGTGATTTTGTAATGCTTGGTAGTATGTTTGCTGGAGCGGATGAGTGTGAGGGAGAATGGGAATATGAATATCGCGGAGCCATAATTAATAACGACAACACTGTACTCTGTGAGTGGTGGCAGCCGAACGATCCTGGTTCACAAACAGAAAAAAGAAAAAAAACGTTTAAGTATTATGGAATGAGCAGTAAAAACGCGATGGACAAACACCATAATGGAGTAGCAGATTACAGAACAGCAGAGGGTAAATGTGTTACTGTTCCATATAAAGGACCAGCATCAGAAATTATACAAGATATCTATGGTGGCTTAAGAAGCGCATGCACATATATTGGAGCAAATAATATAAAAGATTTTGGCAAAAAAACAACATTTATACAAGTTAATAACACTCATAATAAGGTATATGAAAAATGAATATTTTTTCTCCAGTTAGTGCGCATACAGGATATGGTTTAGTTGGATATAATATATGGAAACATATCTATAATCATAGTCCTGAGAAGACCACATTATTTTTACAAGGACAAGGTAGTTTTGAACAAAATTGGGATATATCTGCCTTAAAACAAAGTATTGATAATAGAATTCATTTTAATAAAGATGCTCCATGCTTTAAGCTATGGCATGGTAATGACTTATTTACTAGAACTATTGGTAATTCTAAGTATGGAGTATTGTCATTTTTTGAAATTGATAAACTAACTCCTATAGAAAAAGTAAGCTATAATAGTGCTGATATTATTATGATGCCATCATTATGGGCAAAAAATGTCTTAGAAAATAATGGTGTGACCAAACCAATAGTAGTTATACCACAAGGCGTAGATACCACTATTTTTAATGGACTAGTTTCGCCTCCAGATAAAGAAACCAGAAACACATTTGTCTTTTTAAATGTAGGCAAGTGGGAAGTACGTAAAGGTCATGATATATTAGTAGATATGTTTAATAATGCTTTTAATGAAGAAGATGATGTGGAATTATGGATGATTAATCATAATCCTTTTTTAAATAATGAACAAACTAAACAGTGGGGTGAATTATATTCGTCATCTAAATTGGGTTCAAAGATTAGATTTTTTCCACGACTACCAGATCAAGCAACATTGTCTAAAGTTATGTCATATGCTGATTGTGGAATATTTCCATCAAGAGGAGAAGGATGGAATAATGAAGCTTTAGAGATGATGGCAATGAATAAACCAGTTATTATCACAAACTATTCGGCGCACACACAGTTTTGCAATAAAGATAATTCATATTTAATTGATATTCAAGAAACAGAGTCTGCATTTGATAATATGTGGTTTCATGGCGAAGGTAATTGGGCCACAATTGGTCCTGATCAAATAGACCAAAGTATAGAACATATGAGATATGTCTATAAAAATAATATTAGAACAAATCCTAGTGGACTACAAACAGCACAAGATCATTCTTGGACTAAAACGGCCAATAGCATCATATCTACTATGTATAGTTAATTGGTGTAATCAAATTAAATAGGAGATACTATATGCCAATACCAAAAAGAAAACAAAACGAAGACAAAAACACTTATGTGTCTCGTTGCATGGGTAATGAGACGATGAAAAAGGACTATCCAGACTCAAAACAAAGAGTAGCCATCTGTTTAGGACAAACACGCACAAAAAGTAATCTCATAGAAGAAGTTCATGATGAGCTTTTTGCTAAAAATTGTTCATGGGATGATGAGTGGGATGAGTTTGTATGGGAAGTAGAAGCTAAAGAGATTTTTGATGAAGAAGGCAAGAGTTTAGGATCAGAATATCAGGGGAGAAAAGTAACACTAAATAAGCCCTTTAGAACACCAGATGGTCCAAAGAAATTTGCTGTTTATGTAAAAAATGAAAGTGGTAATGTTGTGATTGTACGTTTTGGTGATCCTAATATGAAAATCAAGAAAAATATTCCAGAGCGTAGAAAAAGCTTTAGGGCTCGACACAATTGTGATAATCCGGGTCCAAAATTTAAAGCCCGATATTGGGCTTGTAAGTCATGGTAATAAAAAAATAAGGAGAATAACTATGTCTGAACGCATCAAAGATATTTTAAATTCTGTTAATGAAACTCTTCATAACACAAAATCTCAAGATACTGACTTTACTGAAGTTGAAGAAATGGAAGTTGAAAGTCCAGAAATGGAATTGATGGAATATAAAAACGATTTTTATCAAATGAGTGTTGGTGCCATAAAATCAATTGCCACACACGCAAATGTTATCCTACAAGCATTAGATAATCCTAGCGTAAAGGAAGCCTTGACAGAAAGCTGGCTACAGGGTAAAATCGCCGTGACCGAAGATTATATGATCACGATCCACAATTTTGTCATGTTTGGTAAAACAGAAACCGATACTGAAGGTAGCGTTTCTGAACACGCCACAAATGGCGATAAACCTGGACTGTGGGATAATATTCGTAAGAAAAAGGAAAAGATGGGCAAAAATTATCGACCAGCTAAACCTGGAGATAAAGATAGACCCGATCCAGAACAATGGAAAAAATTAACTTAGTAGTTAATTAGTATAAATACTAGGACTCTTATTAAGGATTAAATAAAACATGATAGATATTGTATCTGTTGGTAATCAAAAATTATCTTATAAAGACCATGCTGATATTCAATTTGAGTCTTTACCATTCTATTTAGAATTAGCACAAAAAGCCATATCTAAATTTGGTAAGAACTTTTCTGCAAATATTAGCAAGGAAATGTTGAGAAGTGAGGACGCTATAGCGTCGGTAGCAAACTGTATAATGATGGCAGATTGGAGATGGGATAAAGATCGGAAGGGAGATTCTGGTTTACAAAAAACTAAATATTCTTATAGAAATCAGTGCGCTATTTGGGCAATCAAAAGCTATATCAGCCGTAAGAAGAATAAAAAGAGTAAAAGAGGTATCGAGATCAATGGCTGCTATGATAGCGAACAAGATTACTCATTATTAGATATCTTATGTATTGAAAATGAATGTCCAGTTGAAACACTACAAAATAAAGAAGAAGATCAAAATCTTAAAAATTATTTTAAGCAAATATTAGATCCTAACAATAAATTGCTCTCAGAAAGACAGTCTCAATATATCAAAATGTATTATTTTGAGAATAAGACATTTGCTGAAATCGGCAAAAGGTTTTCTGTAACCAGAGAGGCCGTAAGACAAGGTATCAAAAAGGCAATTATAAAAATTAAGGAGGTTAGCGAAGCACATGCCTAATGTTAAAATATTATTGAGTGTTATTAGTGCGGAACCAACAAGAAATGAAAAATACGTCTTATCTTCAACAGATCATCAAATAATATTCCCATCATTTGAATTAGTATCTGGTGATAAGATTGAAGATGAAATTATAAATTTTTTGGGTAATTTTTTTGGACCACTAGCCCTGAAAGGCCACGCCTCCAGTTTAGGATTGTTGAGTGTGAATCATCATAATGTTCAAAATCTGCTAGACTGCAAAAATACCATATATATACTATATGGTTTAGTAACTCATAAACTACCAATTTATAATTCTGGTGTGGTATGGAAATCTTTTAATTTTTTAGATCTATCTATACCAAATGAACTAGCAATTATTGGTGAAACTATCAGATTAGGATTTTAAATGATATTAAGCATATTCAAAAAAATATTTAATAAAAAATCACAAAAAATTACTAAATTAGAATTTAATCTTGATGATAGTATAATCAATACAATCTTTTATCATTATGACGAAACCACTGAGGATGCCCATAAAATAGCTAACATAATTTATGCTTTAAATACAGGATTATTATCAAAACAAATTATAGATAGTATAATTAGTCTGAAAACTAATAATAAACAATTTATTACAGATATTTTAAGTAGAATAAACTATTTAAGCACCTTAACATTAGATAATGTTGTAGTAACTCCACTGGAAACTTTTAATAAAAATGCAAAATAATCCTACTATAGTTTGGGAAAAATGGGTTGATCCATACGGAAATAATCCAGAAGATATAGAGTGGCCAGGATATGATTCTGATCATATTATTGATGATCATGATGAAGAATCTGAACACAAGCCTAAAGTTAGCAAAATTAATGCTATAGTCACTTCGATGGGTATTATTCCATTTAATGAACATACAGATTGTAGTAAAATTTTTAATTTTTGGGTAGGACACACCAATTTTAGTATTACTCAATATATTGCTCATATTTTGCAGTCTATAGAGGGGGTTGAGACTTTGGATATATTTACTAGATATAGATTTAGAATAGCATTTGGTAAGGCGTTTGATGATAGACAAGTGATGGATACTATAAATAGTAAAATCAAAACATTATTTATCACAAATGCCAATGAATCCGAATTTTGAACAAAAATTATCCAATATCCATCATTATGGTATTGATCCAGAAAATAGAGAAATATTTCTCCATTCACACATGATGGATTGCGAGGATGAAAATGGCGTAGATTATAGATGTGCTGTGACTTTTGAAAAAAATTTACGCTACCTTAATACCATATCATTTGATCCTATTATTATACATATGCATATGCCGGGCGGCGATTGGTCGGATTGTTTGGGTATATATGACGCTATGCAACACTCACAATCTCCCATTGCCTGCGTAGCATATGCTAAAGCAGAATCTGCTAGTGGTGTTATTTTCCAAGCGGCCGATCTGAGAATATTAATGCCTAATGCATATATGCTTATTCATTATGGGTCTTTATCACTAGATGGTGAACACAAAGCGGCCCTTAGTAATCTAAAATGGAACGAACAAGAAGCATCAAAAATGATAGAAATTTTTACAGAGAAATGCTGCTTGTCTCCAATGGCTAAAGAAAAAATGTGGAAAAAATCAATGATAAAAAAACATATAACCTCCCAACTGTCTAATAAATCAGATTGGATACTTACAGCTAACGAATCGGTGTATTATGGTTTTGCTGATGGTATATTTGGCACATCACCATATCAATCCATAGAACACATCAAGAAAAAATTAGCGAAAAAATAATGTTTATAGAATACTATATTACTAATATAGACGAAAAAGAAATTGAACTAAAAAATAATATAGAACAAATTATACAATACCCCATATCAGGCATAGTAGCGTCTCATCCACAAAGCAAATTTATAAAAAAAAATTTTCCTAATATTCGTACCGGTTGCTTTGTAGATTATCCCATAGCTAATAATGATATTGATCGTAGACCAGATTTAATCAAAGACGCAATCAGTATTGAATGTAATTATATTAATATTACCATTTACAATAGTATTAATGCCTGTTTTATTATTGAGATAGGCACATGCTATAGTATTGTCTTCGATATTATCTAAAAACAGTCCCGTTGAAGGATATATGGTATTGATCTGATTTTCTAATAGAATTTCACAAACCTTTAATAATAGCTGGTGATCAAATTTACGATATTCTAGAATATATCTTAATTCTATAGAATGGGAGTTACAGATATCTAAATTTTTTTTTATATCTTCTCTAAATTTATTATATTTTCTATTAATAATATAATAGAATGGTATGGTAATATTAATATAATTACATTCAATACTGATTGCGTCTTTGATTAAATCTGGTCTACGATCAATATCATTATTAGCTATGGGATAATCTACAAAGCAACC